TGTTTCAAGAGCAAGAGTATATTCTCCCGCACCCTTTCCGGGTTTTCCAAGATAAACCACACCGGGAACTCTTTTTAAATACATAGCAACTCTCGTTGGGTTCATAATTCTATGAAGTTTTTTAGGTAGGTTATCAAAAACTTCACCTGCGGTAATTTTTCCCCTCTCGTTAATAAGTCTTAGGGCGACTTCATTAAAATCATCAATGTAGTGTTGACTAATTTTTTTCTGTAGTGTGTCTTTCCAATCCATTTTTATTCCTCCCGCCTCGTATAAATAGTTTCCGTTGTTCCCGATGGTAGGATTTTCCTGCGTGTAGTTGATGTGTGGACTCCTAGATTATTGATAACTCTACCAAAAATATTTGTTCCTCTACCAGTAGGCTTAAAAACAGTTTTAGCATGAACGGCGGCATGAGATTTACCTATGTTATCATTAGTATAAATACCGTCCCTAATTAAATACTCTCTATATAATTCTTGAGCGAGTGGTAAAATTTCGGATAAGGTAAATTCTGCGAGAGTGGCCGTAGCAGTTTGGAGGGCTTCTCTTAGAAGGGGCATATTAATCTTCTTTCGGCTTCCTCTTTTTAAAATATTTTCCCAATTCATGGTGTTCCCTTCCTTCTTTTATATGTTTTACAGGCCGCACAAGTAGGGCGACATCTTCTTTTTCTTCCCTTTGAGGCATCTTTCCTCCCGCAGGGTTTTGGTCCATTCTTGGACCCGCAGGTTGAACAATCAATCCAACCCCGTTGAGTTTTCTTTCCTTTTCCTTCTTTTCCTCCCCTACGAGAGAACCAGCCGTGGAGTCCTTCGTCTTTTTCACGCTTGAAGTTATCTCCCGACTTCTTTTGAAGAATGTCTTCCCATTCCTCCTTGCGAATAATTTTTCCATCCTTGATATACTTACCCCTGTAAGGTTTCTTTTTGGGCATTTCCCCCCGTTGAGTTTTTTCTTCCTTTCTTTTTTTCCAATAGATAGCGGCCACCACTTCTTCTGCCTTTTTCTTAGTGGGGTATGGACCTTTCTTGCCCCAATACCAACCGTCTTTCTTTTTGGTAAAGGGCATGACTATCATTCCTGCGTTCTTCTAGCGTATTCTTCGTTGTAGGTTCTTTCTTCATTAACCGTTAGGGGCCTACCCTCGGAGTTAGTAATTTCTGTTAAGGTGGGAAGTCTATTATACATATTTCTCCACATTTTAAAGTAATCTAAAATCATTTGGCTTTTAGTTTTTGCTCTTTCCATTTGTTCTTCTACTTGTTTTCTATATCCTGCTTTTCGTTGTGGTCGGTAGCCCGTAGTAGGAAGCATTGTTGTTCGTGGGTTCCCTCGGTATGCTCTTATTTTCATACTAGTATGAAATTTTTTTCTTTCTTCAGCCCACGAATTTTTTCCGTAATGTTTTAATAGAACTTCTAATTTTAGGTGCAATGCTCCTTTTTCTTTGTTAGATAATTTTTGATATTCTTCCTCCGACAATATCATAGACTCGTAATAGTCCTCTAAGGCATATTCTTTACCTGCTCTCCTAGCATCTGCAAAATTTCTAATTTCAATTTTTAATATTTTTTCCCACACATTTATCTCTCCTTTCTTTTGTAATGGGGTTTATTTGGTCTAATCTTCTCACTTTTTTGACTTGGACCCTTCCTCCTACGAATAATATTCTTTCTTTTCATTTTAATCCCTATCAGTAAAAGCACTTCTTGATTTACTATAAGAAGTTTTACCGACTATTTTTAAAGCCTCTTCGCTTAACTCATTCAAATGAAGGAGTTTTTTACTTTTACCCTCTTCATGTTTCTCACCCGACATTAATGTTCCATCGGGGTGTTTATGGGTGGGACCCTTCCATTCAATTGGTTTTCCTCCCTCCATGTAAAAGTGTCTTTCACCTTTACCTTTTAAAATATTTTTCCAACTCATAGTTATCACTTCTTTTTTGAATTGCCCCAGTTTTTAGCACCTACCTTCCTACATTGAACTAAGGCTCCGGAAGCATAAGCGGAAGGCCACTTCTTGTAGCGAGAACGAACCTTGTAGTAGCAAGCATCACGCTTACCACCACTTTTTGAAGCCCTTCTCCTACGGGCCTTTTTCTTTTTACGCTTAAGAATATCCTGCCAGTCGGTCATATTATTCCCTCAATCGTTATCCAAGTAATAATTAATTCGCTTCTTCATCTTAAGGATAGCATCAATATCCTTCTTATAAGCATCATACTTTGCTTGAATATTAATCCCTGTAGAATCATCCCCTACAAGAACATATGAATCATCACTAGCCAACAACTCACAAGCCACAAGTTTTGTAGCGGCCTCTTCAATGACGGCTGGAACTCTGTGATTTCCATAAGTATAGGTAATCTTAACCGAGTGTTTTCTATGCATTGGGTAGTCTGCTCGGAAAAAAATATCCCCCGAATCCTTCATGTCCCACCAAGTTTGATTACGGTCATAATTCTCCTTATCGGTAAAATCAGTAGCACTAATACCCGCACCAGTTGTAGAAATAGTGCAAGCCGACCCATCCGAACCGGGCAACAAAGAAACAATTGTCACGGTATCATCTTCCTCCAAAGAAGCATAAAAGAAATCCGAAACATCGTAGGTGCTAGTGGTATCTAATGCTTGTTTGTTTCCAGTTGCCCCTGTAAATTTAGCAGTAATAGTAGGGGGCTGTCCATTAATTAAATAGCACAATTCCTGTGCTGTTGTTCTAATACCAAACTTATTATTAAAACCACTAGTTTGACCAGCCGCTACAGCAGTTAATTGCCAAGATAGTGTTCCGATACCTAAAATTACCTGTAAAGCGTAATCGTTATCGGAAATAGTCAAGGTAGAAACTGCCGACGCAACATCTCTATAAGAATCTCCATCCCAAAAAGCAATCCTAATTACTTTTCTAACATTTTCGTGTTCGGCTCTAATCTTTCCAGCGTAGTCCTCGTAAAAATATGAATACTTATCGTAAAAGTCAAAATCGTGAAATTCGTTCTCAGCAAGATTTTCTCTCCACGACTCGTTAGTATATTCATCTATGAAGTCCTCTGCCCTTCGGATTAAATCCCCAACCTCTGCTAAAGTAGGAGAGGTAGAGGTAGAAAAATCAGCAATACCCAACAGAGCGGCTACTTTTACTGCGTTTGTATAAGCACCGTTCCCATCTGTATAATTTACTACATTTAGAGAAGGGTCCGATGGAACAATAACTTTAACCATATCAACTACCCCCTATAACAGAATCTAGTTTCATTAGTTTATTTAAAAGTTTTTCCATGTAGGCTTTTTTGTTAGTATTCAATATACTTCTAAATTTCTCACCCTTTCGGCCACGGAATAATTTTTCCTTTCCGGAAGGACTAAGGTTAGTAGTTCCTACCGTCATTCCGGATTGGGTTTGGTCCATAAAGTTAGAAGGGTCGCTACCTAGATAAATTTTAACCTCAGCAGAAACATTGTAGACATAACTAATTTCAAACCCATTTTCTACCTTTTCTAGAATAAGTTTCAACTCTCCGGTTAACTCCTTTGAATATGGGGCTGACTCCGATTGAACTAGATTGTTTTCATTCCCAACCAACGAACCTCTGTATAGGGCCGGATAAAACAAAAACTTAGCAAGAGTTTTCTTGGTTTCTTCTTTTAAACTTTGAGGGTTATTTCTTACATTTTTCATAAATGCTTGGTCTTTGAACCCTGTTAAAATAGATTCAATTGCTTGCACATTTATTCCACCCTCCTCTTCTTGGGCTACTAGGTCAAAAAATTCTTCTTGCTTTTCTTCGGTATCATATAATTGTTGTGCTAAAAAGTCAATTGATGCGGTTAAATCTTTTTGCGCTCTCACCGCAGTAAAATTAACATCTGTAAAGTCCGGCTTTATTCCCCCCGCTACTTCTCTATTTTCGCCCTCTTCCCCTGTGAAAAGAACTCTATTGATAAGTTTATATTCCTCTTCTGCTGATTCTCTCATACTTTCCAAGTTTGAAGATGCATGGTTTTCTAACACGGAAATAAAATTCTCAATATCGTTTTTAATAGCCATACCTGTGTCATAAATAGTGTCCTCAAAGTCAACACTTTCCAATCCTTGAGCAATTTGCGTATCAATTTCTTCTCCGGTTGGCCTCTTATCTTTTTGTTTGTAGGATTCTTCGTCCTCTTGCTTTTGTTCACGGATGGTGTCAATAACTAAAATAAGTTCACCCATTTCATCTGCTACATCGTTAGCAAGTGAAGGGTCATTTAAAATCTCCTCCCCTTTATCAGTAGTGCTAATCTCGGATAAAATTTCTTCCGACTGACTAATAATGTTTCTCAGTTCTTCATAGCGGTCTCTTCTTGGTGGATTGGCTGAAATTTTTTTGGTAATAGCGTCCTTTAAGGTATTGTAAAATTCTGTAATCCCGTCAAAAATACCCCCGGCTCCTACCTCATCTAAGTTATATTGGCTTTGAATTTCCTGTGAAAAGTTTTCATCTCTGTCCCTACGAAGTGCTTTAATGTAGTCAAAAATAGCACCACGCTTGGTTTGCTTCTTATTTAGAAGTTTAACCTTATTAGAAGCGGTCATTTTTCTCTTAGTAGATTTTGTTCCAATACTAACAAGGTTATGAGGGATGCCCGAAATTTCTGCTGGGTTCCAATTAGGAATAGTAAGTGTATGAGTTTCCTCCTGATTAGAAGCAATTTTTGTAGCAAGTTGTTCTAAATCCCTACCGTGGTTAGCAACCACCCAATCAATTAATTCATCTATATTAATGGTAGTTTTTCTTACACCAACCTTACCCACTTCTTTAGGCGTTTTAAATCGCTCAATTGATGGTAAGGTAGATTGATTCAAGGAAAGGTCAATTTGGTTATAGATTTTATTTAACCCATCATATTCTTTAAATGTGTCAAACAATCCGCTACTAACGAGTTTATCTCTGAACCCAATTTTAAGTCCGTGGTTTAATTCACCGACTAATTCATTAGGTTCCATATTGGAAAGTTCTTGAATCCACTCCTCTTCGGTAAGTTCTTTATTAGATTTACCTTCTATTAATTTACTATCCCTGCTTCTTCTGTATCGCTTATCATCTATTTTATACTCCTTCCCAAAGAGGTTTGCTAGAACATCTGTAAGAGAAATTCTCTCAACCTTACCTTTATTATTAATAGACTTCAAATATGGCTGAATAACAAACCCCGGTGAAGAGTCCGAAATAAGCATCTCTACCATATTTTGAGCAGACTGAATAGCACCTTGCATTGTATCTCTGTTTTTTACCATTTGGATAATTTGTTCATCGGTATAGGTATTTTTACCAAACTGTTGGTGAACCATATCAACGAAGTTAGATATTGCGGCTCCTTTAGGTTTAATTAAATCCTCAGCGATTAAATCACCAATTAAGGCTCGGTTCTCATCCGAGGTTAAATCAATATCCATTTGAAACTCATCTGCGTTTCCAGCCAACAGAGTGGATAAAGTGGGACTTTCTTCATCAGCCTCTAACTTAAAAATACTAAATAACCCAGCAAAGTCCTCGTCTAACATTCTCTTATCTAAAAGAGACTTAAATGCCGCACGGTTAATAGCATCAAACTTTTCATCATCATATCCAATAAAACCTTCGTGGTCGGTTGAAAGCCAATCTACAAGACCTCGCATCAAAGCCCTAGTCTCTTTTAGTGTAGCGGCTTCTTCCTCGCCCATACCCTTTTTCCTTCCGGAAATATCAGCATTAATAAAATCAATTAAAACCTCTAAGGACAGAGCCTCAGTCCACTCAACCCCCGAAGGAATTTTTTTCTCGTAGTTTCGTAGTCTTGGAACTTGGACCATTCTCTAACCCCCTAATTGGTGAGGGCAAAGACTTCCAATGTAGTGAAATTTTCACCCACAATTTTAATTCCGTTGCGGCAAATAATTTCTAATCCTCTAATGTCGTCGCTAGAGTTAGCATCAATTTTAAACTTTCCAATTGGGTTTTCCACGGAAACAAATGTAAGCAAAGAAGCGACCTTTGCACCTCCGGTAGTAGAAACACTTAATTCAAAAGAAGTAGCATCAGTAATTGAAGCAATAGTGGCCCCATCGGGAATCCCATCACCAAAAACTAACATACCAACAGAAAGCCCTGCGGTTGCCCCCGTATTAATAGTGGGGTCGTTGTTATAGTTAAAAGGAGCCGAAATGTCGGTATTGTTATTATCAAAAACATAAACAACCGAAGCCGTCGCACCATTATAATAAATAAATCCGTCAAAGGTTCCACCGATGGATGAAACTTGTGTGTTCGCAGTAATTTTAGTTGAATTAACAGGCATAATATATTCCCTCTTGATATTAACCAAGCGGGGCTATGTTATAAAACTTACTCTTCTTCACTTTCACCCAAAGCGAGTGAAAGCAATTCTGCTTTGGTGTTTAGTCTTTGATAGACAACACCTTGCTCAGTAAGATAATCCTGCAATTCTCTCTTAGTCATAGAGGAGAAATCGGGTAGAGGTGCGACTTCACTAACCTCCGTTGATTCTTCTAAGGTTTCC